TGAAGACGGGGACCGCATCCTCGCCTCCCTTGCCATCACGTCACGAGCCTTCCAGCTCTCGGACAAAGGGAGTCCCAGGTGATCCGAGTCCTCGGCATCGACCCCGGGTTCGCTTCACTCGGGTACGCCGTCGTCGAACTCGAAGAGGAGAATCTCGTCCCGTTGCAGCTCGGAGTCGTACGTACGGAGAAGAGCAATACCAAGGCCAACGTGCTGGCCTCCGACGACAACGTGCGACGCATTCGCGAGATCTCCGGGACGATCTATACCCTCATGGAGGGCAAGCTTGCGATCTGTACCGAGTCTCAGTCCTGGCCTCGAAACGCGTCTGCGTCGGCCAAGGTGGGGATGGCTTGGGGAGCCCTTGCTGGTTTTTCCGAGATTCTCGACATCCCGCTCTTGCAGGTCAGCCCCATGGGCCTGAAGAAGGCGGTCACTGGCAACAAGGGCGCGACCAAGGAGCAGGTCATGGCGGCGCTCAACGAACGATTCGGTCGCGACTTCGCAGCAGAGCTGGTAAAGCAGGGAGTCCCGGCTTCGCAGCACGAGCACGCCTACGACGCGCTGGGGGCGGTGGTTGCCATGGAGAACAGCGAAACGTTCCGGCTGGCGCGTAGGATGACGACGGGATGAGCGACGACGTCAACCACGTTTCGATCTCCGGCAACGTCGGGAAGATCGACTTCTCCACCACCGGGTCTGGAGCCCCGGTTTGCACCTTTACGATCGCGAGCGATCGGAAGACGCCGGACCGAACCATCACGGCGTGGGTGAAGATCAACGTCTACCCTGTGGCTCTCGTCACCGTCTGCAAGGCGAAGCTGGCGAAGGGTGTGAAGGTCTGGGTCGAAGGCGAGCTTATGAATCGAGAGGGGCGCATCGGTGAACTGACCGAGATCCGCGCCCGACGCGTCCTTTTTCCTGAAGCGAGGTAGGTGCGATGGGAGCAGCTAAAGTCGAGAGCATCGGAATCGGGTCGAAGGCGTGGGCAGGTAAGATCCGGAAGGAGGCCCAGGACCTCTCGAAGAACCTGGATACCGGGTACATCAAGATGGGCCAGCTTCTCTGGACCGTCTACAACACCCCCATCGACGGTGACCCGAAGAAGAACCCGATCTACACGATCTGGGGACACAAGACTTTCCGCGACTACGCGGAGGTCGAGCTGGGTCTGCACCACAAGAAGGCCGAGCGCCTTCGCGCGATCGGTGAAGTTCTCGACGTGAACCTTGCGGGGGCTCCGAAGGAGCTGCGCGAGCGGTTCATTGCGCTCGGGTGGTCGAAGGCAAGAGAACTGGCTCGCCTCTTCCGCATCAAGGCAGACAACAAGACCGTCGCCCGTTGGGTCGAGAAGGCGGAGCAGAGCAACTACCCGACGCTCATGCACACGCTCAAGAAGGCCATGGACCACATCGACAAGACCCCCTCCGGGTACGTCGACAAGGGTGATGCCTTCGCGGACAGCGAGGAAGAAGTCGAAGAAGCCGAGACGGAGGACGAAGAGGACGAGGTCGAGGACTCGGCGGAAGAAGACAACTGGCACGAGAAGCACCTCAAGCCGAAGGAGAAGGCGAAGAGCCCGAAGGACGACGAGGGCGTCGAGCTTCCGGAGACCGAACGTCAGCACCTCTTCAAGTTTCTCTGCTTCGACGAGCAGATCGACAACGTTCGCGACGCCATCGAGCGTGCCGAGGAGCTGGTGAAGGCGCAGGGCAACGTGCCCGCGCACGGAGGCTTCTCCACGAGCAACCTGCTCAGCCTGATCTGTATGGACTTCCTCGCCACCAACACCTTCGGCAAGAAGGGGGACCTCTCCGCACGCAAGCACTTTCTCGCGAAGCTGGAGCATCACCTCGGCATGAAGCTGATCGGTGTCGAGAACGGACAGGTCGTCTACGGCCTGAACACCCTCAAGAAGCTCGGCGAGGACTGACATGAACCAGTTTGCACTTCCGATCTCACAGAACGTCCTCTTCAACCAACTGGAGCTGTCCAGGAGCATCCTGGAGAAGTGGACGAAGCAGGTCGAGACTCTCCCAGGCATCAACGCCCCGGGAGGGCCGGTGGAGCTGGAGCGCATCCTGCGTGAGATGATCGGAGAGCTTCAGCTCGTCTCCGGTCAGTGCGAATCCATCGCAGAGATCCTCGGGACTGCTATCGTCTGATCATGAAGAAAGCAGCCGCCAAGAAGATCTCCGTCCCGGACATGCGCCTCATTCCGGTCGAGGAGATCGAGCCGAACGGGTGGAATCCGAACGAGATGTCGAACGATGAGTTCGATGCGCTCGTTCAAGAGATCCGCGACGTGGGCTTCATCCAGCCGGTCCAGGTGGTCCCGATGGTGGACGGGAGTTTCCGCCTCCTCGGGGGTGAACACCGGTGGAAGGCGGCCAAGACGCTCGGGATGTACGAGATCCCTGCGGTCATCCTCTCGGAGATCAAGTGGCAGGAGGAGGACTTGCAGAAGCTCGTAACCGTGCGCCTCAATCACCTGCATGGGAAGACGAACGCGAAGAAGATGATCCCCATCTACCAGGAGATGGAGGCCAAGTACGGGGAGAAGGCGCTTCAGAAGCTCTTCGCGTGGACCGAAGAGGACTCCTGGAAGAAGTTCCTCAAGCAGATGAAGAAGACGGTCAAGAACGCGATGCCCAAGCACGTGGCGGACGCGATCAACGATCGGCTCGACGACTCAGACACCGTCGAGGACATCCGCGACATCTTGAACACGATCATGAACCACCACGGAGACACGCTTCAGTACAGCTTCCTCGTCTTCTCCTTCGGATCGAAGGAGCACGTCTACGTCACGATGACGAAGAAGACGAAGGCGGTTCTCGACAAGGTCCTGACCTTCTGCAAGGAGTGGGGCAAGGACATGAACGAGATCCTCCCCGGTCTGACGGAGGCGTGGCTCAAGGGTACCGAGGAGGCCGAAAAGAAGGAGCTGACGGCACAGGTGCCCGCGAAGGCTAGCTGATCCCTTCGGCGCCGTGGTAGAACCGGAGGGCTCCAGGAGGACTTCTCTCATGACCCTTCAGGCACGAATCACCGAGGCCCGCTTCCTCCTCGAAGCGAACAAGGCCCGCAAGCCTCTCGTCGACTGCGCCAACGGTTGGCGCTCCTTCGTGCGTCTGGGAGACCGCTTCCTGGAGGCGGTCGAGAAGGTCATCGACGCGTCCGAGCGAGCCGCCAACGCCGAGGACCGCCTCACGGCCCGTAGGGCCAACAGCGACATCAGCGGCGCCATGTCCGTCGTGACGCAGGTCACCGGCCAGGCGTATGGGTTCTTCGCCACGGGTCGCGAGAATCTCTACGAGGTGGCCAAGCTCTACGGGCTCTCGACCAAGAGGCCGGGCAGCGGGTACGGGAAGAAGCCGACGCCGCTGGAGATGATGGCGGACGCGGAGATCATCAAAGCGCTGGCAAAGGGGTCGAAGGATCTCTCCTCGGGGATCCTCGCGATGCTCAACAAGGGTGCCGGTGTTTCGCAGTCGCTTCGCATGGCTGCTCAGCAGCCTGACGAACCTCCCTCCGAGGTGGTCGACGCTCTCGTCAAAGACGGCCTCGACTTCCGCGATGCGGTCAGCGTCAACGTCTTCGCCAGGACCAATGGCATCATGCGCCGCGCTGCGGAGCTGAGCCGAAGGAACTGGGAGCTGATGATGATGGAGGACTCGAAGCTCGGCTGGGTGGCCCCGTGGGAGCACGATCCCGAGATCGGAAACATCGAGCTGATCTGAGAGGCGGCCATGGCCGATGACTTTGTTCGTCCCGCGGGGACGGCACTCTGGGAAGACAAGGAGCCTCTCCTCGACACACGCCTCGCTTCGGCGCGTCTGGACGAGGTCAAGATCATCGGCAAGAAGGGCGAGAAGATCCTCGTCTGGAAGAACTACCCGACCGGGGCGAAGCCTGTCTGGATCACGCTGAAGAACCTCGACATCCACAAGCCTGACCTCATGGACCCGCCCCCGGGCACCGAGGACGAGTACCCCGCCGTCGGCGACCTCGGGGATGGGGACGACGTGGTCCCTTTGCCGGGGCAGGACAAGGTCCCCGAGATGACCGGCTGGGTTCCGAGCGTGAAGCTCAAGAACCTCGCCAAGAAGGTCCTCGACCTCGGCCTGGAGCCGCAGAACACGTTCAGCAAGGCCATCGCCGCAGGCGAACCGCTGCCCACCGTCATCCCCGAGCCCGCGGGTGTCGACCACCTTCCCAAGAAACCCGCCGAGGCTCCGCCTCCGGTCGAGCCTCCTGCCGGCGAGGAGCCGCCCAAGGAGCCCGAGAAGGCTGAGCCCCCGCCCGAGCAGGCCATGCCTGCCCCGGAGGTCCCCACGCTCGACGACGGGGAGTTCCAGGCCGCCCTGGCCACGAAGGACGCAGAGGCGCTCGGCAAGCACGCCGGTACGTTCACGTCATCGCAGGCGGACAAGCTCGCGGACTACGTCATCAACAGCGAGAACGGCTTCATGCTCCCTGACACGGGAGTTCTCGCAGCCAAGGCCCTCGCCAAGCACTTCTACAAGCTTGCGGCGACAACAGAAGATCCTGCGTCGTCCAAACAGAACAAGCACTACGGGGACTCGTGGGAGGCCAAAGCCGTCGCGCTGGAGAAGGAGCAGGAGAAGCAGAAGCCCAAGCCTGTCGTGAAGGACCCGGTGCCTCCGCCCGAGCCTGAGCCTGCTCCGGAGAACATCGAGCCGGACCTGGTCTTCAGCTTCAAGATGAAGCCCCCGAAGGACTGGAAGGCACCTGGCTTCGGAACGGCCAAGGTGCAGGCGAATGCGTGGGGGCTGAAGGACAACGAGTTCGTTCACCCGGGCAATCAAGAGATCTTCAAGATCAACGATCTCGGAAAGAACGAGTACGTCGATCCAAAGACGGGCATCGTCATCGACATCTCCACTGGAGCCCCAGCGAAGGGTTCGAAGTCGATCTCCCCCTCGGGGAAGGTTCTGTCTCAGCCTTCCTTCGATGCCCCGCCTTCGGCTGCCCCGGCTCCTGTGCCTGCACCCTCGAAGGCTCCTCCCGAGGTTGCACCCCCGAAGCCCGAGCCGCCCGAAGCAGTCACTCCGAGCAAGGTCACCCCTGCGGACGTTCCTCCCCCGACGCCACCGGCGGAGCCCGAACCCGTCAAGACGACGAAGTCGAAGAAGGCCGCGCTCAAGATCAAGCCTCCGGCGGAATTGCCCGCCGCGAAGGACCTGAAGCTCGTCGGCTCCGGAAACTCCCTTGGCGGGGCCGGGGACAAGACCATCTACGAGGACGACAAGGGCCAGAAGTGGCTGCACAAGGCGGCCTACCAGAAGGGCGGCTCTGCGGCGAAACCGTACGCAGCCGCCGCTCAGCAGGTCTGGGCGGACATCGCGCGCTTCATCGACTCCGAGCACCTCCCCGTCGGAGTTCTGGAGGTCAACAAGAAGTTCGGTACGCTTCAGCCGCTCATCGATCTCGATCCCGCACAGCCAAACCTCAAGAATGTGGGGACGGAGACGCTCAGCGACGAGGACCGCGTTACCATCGCGCGCGAGCACGTGATGGACTGGCTCATGAGCCAGCACGACAGTCACTCGGCGAACTTCGTACGTCGCAAGGACGGAAAGATCTTCAGCGTCGACAAGGAGCAAGGCTTCCGGTTCTTCGGATCGGACAAGCTCTCCGTCGACTACAAGCCGAACAGCGATCTCTACGGAGAGAACCCGCCCTACTACAACGAGCTGTGGAAGAAGGCGGCCGATGGCAAGTACGACATGGACAAGCTCGCCGACTCCGTGAAGGCGACGATCGAAAAGATCGAGTCCATGAGCACGGGCGACTACATGAAGAAGCTGCGCCCGTACGTCGAGTCCTTCTACCCGGACAAGCCGGCGGAACAGGCGAAGCTCTTGAAGCAGATCCGCAAGCGCAAGCTCGACCTGCGCAAGGACTTCGAAGTGTTCCTCACCGGGCTCTACCGGAAGAAGGAAAGCACCGACAAGGGGGCCTACACCCTCGACAAGGGCTGGGTCTCTTCAGCCGCCGGCCCGAAGGTCGTGAAGAAGAAGAAGACCTTCAAGCTCGACGACGCTGGAAAGGAAAACTCCGCGCTGACGAAGGCGGGGTCAGGCTGGAACGTGAACCTTCCAGGCTTCGAAGGTGTTGTGCTGCGCCCCTACCACGACCCCACGAACCCGAGTCAGTCCGACGAGAACAAGATCACGATCAAGGCTCCGGTGAGCGACTTGAACGCGGTCGAGAAGATCAAGAACTTCATGGACAAGTTGGGCTTGAAGCCTCTGGTCAACCCACTCAGTTCGGACAGCTCCCACATCAAGGGCTCCCAGTACGTCATGATGTTCGCCTCGAAGAAGGACTTCGAGGCCGCCGGCATCGAGTACGAAGAGACTGTCGAGCCGCAGGACATCAGTCCGACGCCGTCGAGCGCGCGCTATCACCCGGACGATTACGAACACAACCCGACGACGAACAACGCGAACGAGCTGAAGCACATGGCTTCGACGACGCTCGGGTACGGAGGCAAGCGCTACTCCTCGGACGGTCCTGCCGTCGAGGGTTCGACGAAGAAGATCAAGAGGTACGTCGACTCCTCGGGCGACTCGTACCACTACGTGACCTTCAAGCTGCGCCCTCACATGTGGAAGGACTTGGCCACCGAAGGGAAGGCTGGCTCGTTCGGCTTCCCGCTCGCGTCCTACGACGCGAAGAACGATTCGTTCACGGAGATCGGAGGCTTCAGCGACTCGGTCACGACGCGTGTGTGGAAGGTGGGAAACAGCGAGGTCCATCTCGCGACGGGCAAGCAGAAGTACGCGTACATGGGGGGCGTCCACATGAAGATCCGCCCGAAGAAGGGGCAGTCTCATGAGGAGGCGGTGGCTGAGCTTCTCGATGCGATGAAGCCGGGCCTCTCAAAGCAGGTTCTTCGTGACCCGACGCCCGAGGAGAAGGAGACGCACCGCCTGAGCCAGCTCCTCTGGGCAAGCGCGCCGCAGGTCTCGGACAACCTCGCCGAAGGCGATCGGAACCCGGCCAAGCTGAAGGAGCTGCTCGCGAAGCACGGCATCTCGGAAAAGGACATCGAGAACACGACGCACGAGGAGGTCTTCCCTGGCTACGCCACCCACGTGCAGAAGGATCGATGGAAGAAGCTCGCGGGCGGGAAGTTCAAGTTCGGCTTCAACGGGGTCAACTCGATCTCCTCCGTCATCAACATCCTTCAGCACGGTCTCATGGGCATCGGCGACCGCAACCAGTCGGGCATCGCGAAGTTCGGTGCCTCGTACGAGGCAGACGTCGAGTCGGGCTCGGCAGACGGGATCCTTCTGCGCCCGGTGACCGACTCGGGAACGAAAAACTCCTTCCAGAACCACCCCTTTGCTGGTGTGGCCCAGGTCATCGTTCACCCGGGCGAGTACGACCGTCTCGATGCCTACCAGCACAACAGCGACAAGTTCGGGCGCTGCCGGGACGATTCGGGCGACTGGACTGCGCGCAAGAGCTTCACCGATACGATGGCAGCTCAGCAGAAGAACTACGCCACGGGCGCTGAGACGAGCTTCCGGAAGGGCATCCGCCCGGAGCGCATCCTGCGTGTCTGCGTCTCGAACGAGAGCCAGCGCAAGGACGCCATCAAGCAGGCGAAGGGCGCGGGGCTTCAGGAGGTCAACGGTGTCCCCATCGAAGACTTCATCGTCGTCGAAACGAGCTGCAAGGACGCGTGGGAGAAGTATGTGAAGCCCGTCGTCGAGGAAGACAAGTGATGCTCTTCACGCACGCCTACAAGCTCACCAACCCGACGAAGAACTACCTCACGGCCCCGCAGATCGTCGTTGGGGTACGCCCGGCGGCGGATGGGGGCGGCATCGAATTCCTCACGGCTGGGGAGGCGGGGCACTACATCCGAGGGGAGCTGAAGAAGCGCGATGAGGGCTACGAGATCGTGGACCAAGAGCGCGTCGGGAACGATGGCAACCCCGCCGTCTGGTTCTTCGAAGATCTCACCCTCGACAGTTGGGCTGCGATGCGTAGCGCCGTCGTCGGATTCGACATCATCCGCAAGGACATCGTGACCTACGATCTCTTGCAGAACTTCTACGTGGAGAACTTCCTCCACGACTGGTGGACCGAGAAACCCGAAAAGTGATCCATCGAGGATCGGTCTGCTTGACAATCGATCTCCTTGTGCCTACCCTGGTTCTGAGGTAAGAACGATCTCGGTAACCCGATCCCAGGGTCAAGGAGCGATCGTAGGATGATCAGAGAAAGTCAGAAGAAGGTCGTGGAGGACGTCGGTGACGGGACCTACCGCGAGGTGACCATCAAGCTGAACCAGCACTATCACGACAACACGAAGAAGCTGGTCAAGACCGAGGAGATCTCCCGAACACCGGGACGTCTCTTCCGAGTGGCGAAGCCCGGCGAGAAGGCCGACACGCAGATCATGTGCGCGAAGACGTTCTCCGTTCTCTCCCTCGTTCAGGTCGAGGAGAAGACGGCTGCTACGCCCGCGCCTGCGGCCGAGAAGCCGGCGAAGCCCGAGAAGAAGGCCGAGGCCCCTGCGCCGAAGAAGGCGAAGGAGAAGCCCGCCACGAAGACCAAGCCGGAGGAATCCGGAACCACGGCAGAGGCACTGGCGCCCGAGCCGGCCAAAGTCGACACCCCCTCCGAGGAGGAATCGACGGACGAAGGAACGAACGAGGACGACATGAGCACGAAGAAGGCGAAGGCGAAGAAGACCACGGCGAAGAAGGCGGCTCCGAAGAAGGCGGCCGCGAAGAAGGCGGCGGCTCCCAAGGAGCCGAAGGCCAAGAAGGCCAAGGCTGCGGCGAAGAAGTCCGTCCCGCCCAAGGCTGCGAAGGACGCCCCGACCACGGGTCAGTCCGGACCGCCCGTCGACTTCTCCAAGAAGTCCTTGAACCCGAAGGAGGCGAAGGTCCTCGGGGCGCTGAACCACGGCTCGGGTCCGAGGTCGATCGCGGAGATCGCCGAGATCTGGAAGAGCCAGGGTCTCGCCAAGGCCAACTCGCACGTTCGCAACTCGCTGCGGCGCCTCGTTCGTGGCGGGCTGGTCGAGCAGGTCGAACGCGGCGTCTACAAGCTCACGGCCAAGGGCAAGAAGCACGAGGCGTCCGCTTCGTGATCGAGTACGAGATCGTCCGCTCCGCGGACCGTCTCGGGCACATCGCGAACGAGGTCAGCAATGCGGGGGTCGTGGGTCTCGACATCGAGACCACGGCCCTCAAGCCTCATCACGGTGAGATCCGCCTTCTCCAGCTCAACACGGGCGCGGGGAAGTACGTCGTCGACCTCTTCGAGACCAAGACCATGGGTCCGTTGGTCGAAGCGCTCGGTGGCGACGCCATCAAAGTGATCCACACCGCTGCGTTCGAGCAGACGTGGTTCTCAGCGAAGCACGACCTTCGTCTGTGGCCACTGTTCGACACGCACCGTGCGTCGGAGATTCTTCACTCCGGAAAGAACTACGGACACAACCTCTACGATCTCTACAACCGGGAGCTGAAGATCGCTCCCGAGGCCCCGGACATGGGCGGCACCGACTGGAGCGGGGCGCTCACGAAGGAGCACTACGACTACGCGGCGGAGGACATCATGCACCTCCCGAAGCTCCGCGAGTCCATCAAGCCCAAGCTCGCGAAGGCCGAGCTGAACAAGATCGCGGCCATCGAGTTCGGCGCTGTCATCGGTGAAGCAGCGTTCCGCAACGCTGGCTTCCGACTCGACAAGGGTCGGTGGCTCGAACTGGCGGAGAAGAATCAGAAGGACCTGAAGGAGCTGAGCGAGAAGCTCGCGAAGATGCTCCCGCACCCGAAGGGGCAGCTCGGTCTTCCCGGTCTCGAACCCGGGTTCAACTTCAACAGCCCTGACCAGATCAAGGCTAGTTTCGCGCGCCTCGGGATCGACGTCGACAGCACGGACAAGAACGTCCTTGGGATGCTCTCGGGAGAGCACGAAGCCGTCAAGGTCTACCTCGATTGGAAGAAGATCAGGAAGTACCTCGACTCGTTCGGACCGGACTACCTGGAGAATATCGACCCGATCACGGGTCGTATCCACTGCGACTACTGGCCCTTCACCGGGGCCGGACGCTACGCCTGCTCGAAGCCGAACCTTCAGCAGATCCCTCGCGGCAAAGCCTTCCGCCGCTGCTTCTGTCCGGGACCTGGGAAGGTTCTTGTCATTTGCGACTACGGTCAGATCGAGCTGCGCATCGCTGCGGAGATCTCTGGAGACAAGATCCTCCGGAGCATCTATCAGCGCGGAGAAGACGCACACCAGCGAACCGCCTCCCTCGTCTCCGGTGTGGCCTACGAGGAGGTCACAAAGGCGCAGAGGCAGTCAGCCAAGCCTGTCAACTTCGGGCTCATCTACGGTCTCGGCGCCGAGAAGCTCGTCATCTACTCGAAGGTCTCCTACGACGTTGACCTGACGCTCGCGGAGGCGAAGCGGTTCATCCAGCGCTACTTCGAGAACTACTCGGGCGTGCGCGCGTGGCACCAGCGGGTGCTCCGCGATGCCGAGCGGTATCCCATCGCCCGGACGCTCTGGGGCCGGCGTCGGTTTCTCGACCCGGACAAGGCCCGGAACGAGTTCTTCAACACGCCCATCCAGGGCACCGGAGCCGACGGCCTCAAGAGGTCCCTTCCCATCGTATGGAAACGACTCCTCAAGTACGGCGGTCGCGCCAAGATGGTCCACATGGTCCACGACGAGATCGTGGTCGAGTGCGATGACGATCCGGAGCTGATTGCGGCGGTGAAGCTCGACCTTCAGGAAGGGATGATTGAGGGCATCCAGGACATGCTCCCGCACGTCCCGGTGGAGGCTGAAGCCGGTCACGGAGAGAGCTGGGCGGACAAATAGGCGGAGATCCGTTAGAATCCGCCTGTGGAAACCTCACGCTCTCGCCCCCGCGCCCGTCCGACCGCTCGGGCTTCTGGCCATGCCCGCATCCGCGGGCTGTCTTGCTTCGACGAGATCCACAAGAAGATCCTTGAAGGCTGGCCGGCGCGCGAGGTGGCCAAGTACATCCAGGAAGAGGCTGGTGAGCTGGAAGACTCCAGCCACGAATCGGTCACCACCATGGTGAAGCGGTACCGGGAGTCGCTGCCCCCGGCGGAGCTGGCCAAGCACCGGCTCCCGGTCGACATGCAGCGCGCTCAGCAGAAGGTCGCAGAAGGGATCGACGAGCTGAAGGAGCTGGAGAACCTCTACCGCTTGCAGATGGAGCGCATCCACATCGACTTCGCCCTGGAGAAGAAGTTCAACAAGCTCATTCCGGCGACGGCTCAGGAGGTTCGAGCGGCCCGCGAGATCCTCAGCACCATCGCTGAGCTGAAGATGGACCTCGGGCTTCACGAGCGGCACCTGGGTCGCATCGACGGTGATGCAGAGGTCAGCGCGGTCGTCATGGCCCGCGTGGGAGACGAGAAGATCGCGGCGGTGCTCTCCAACTCGGAGAAGCGTCAGCGCTTGCTCGGTATCGCGAAGCAGCTCGTGGGCAAGTCCGAGAAACCGGAGATCATCGACGTCGTCGCTGAAGAACCGGAGGGTAAGGACGCCGCATGATCGAAGAGAAGAGCGGTCGTGCGCGGAGTCATCGCACCCCGGAGGAAATGGAGGCGTCCCTCAAGAAGGAGCTGGACGCCCTCACGCCGGACGAGCGCGCCGCGCTCTTGTTCATGCTCGAAGACTTGGAGCACCAGGAGGACAAGAGCGTTCTCCAGGTCATCTCCGAGGCCGAGTACGCACGCGAGGTCGTCGACATCGAGACCTTCATCAAAGATCCGTACTACATGGGCAACACCTGCGAAGCCCTCTACGACAAGCACGTCGAGGACCTCAAGGAGCTGTTCAGCGGTGGCTACCAGGAAGCGATCTGGACGGGTTCCATCGGATACGGCAAGACCTTCGTCGCGTCGGTGGCGGTCTGCCGCGTCCTCTACGAGATTTCTTGCCTCAAGAACCCCCACAAGTCCTTCGGTCTGGCTCCCGGTTCGAACATCTCGATCGTGTGTCTCTCGGTCAACGAGCAGCTCGCCATGCAGGTCGCCTTCGACAACATCGCGACCAAGCTGAAGGCGAGCCCGTACTTCGAGGAGCACTTCCCCTTCAAGGCCACGAAGAAGGAGTTCCGCTTCCCCAACGGTGTGTGGCTCGCGGCGCGCGCGACTACCGATACCTCGGCTCTCGGTCTCAACGTCATCAGCGGTCTCCTCGACGAGACCAACTTCATGCCGAAGGGCAAGAAGACCGATGCACGCTTCGGCCCTGTCGATCATGCAGAGACCCTCTACGTCGGCATCAAGCGTCGTATGAAGTCCCGCTTCGAGCGGCGTGGGAAACTCCCGGGCATCCTCTTCCTCGTCTCCTCGAAGAAGACCACCGACGACTTCACCTCTCGACGGATCCGAGAGTCGACGAACGACTCCACCGTCTTCGTCCGGGACTACGCGATCTGGCACGTCAAGCCCGAGGAGTACTACAGCGCCAAGACCTTCCTCGTGCTCTGCGGCAACGAGCAGATGCCCTCTCGGATCATCCCCGAAGAAGACGAGCCTCGCTACCGAGCTGCCATCGCTGCCAAGACGCTTCCGGACGACGTCACGGTCATCGACGTGCCCGAGGATTTCCAACCCGACTTCGAAAGGGACCTCGAAGGCGCCATCCGCGACATCGCGGGCATGAGCACGGTCGCGCTCTCCCCGTTCATCCAGCGGCGCGAGAAGCTGCAACCTGCGGCGAAGCACCCCGGGCACCCCTTCTCGGTGGAGGTGTGGGATCCGTCGAAGCCTGGGACCTTCGTCTGGGACAAGCTCGTCGCAGAGTTCGAAGAGCGCGACTTCGGCGGGTACATGCACCGCAAGATGCGGCCGCGGGTGAACCCGCAGATCCCGCGCCACATCCACATCGACCCTGCGTATCGGAAGGACCGCGTCGGCTTCTGCCTCTCGCACATCTACGAGTGGCGAGACGTCATTCGGAAGACGGACGAGGGGGAAACCTTCCAGGAGAGGGCTCCGGTCTACTACGTCGATGCGATCCTTCAGATCGTTCCCCCCATCGGGGACGAGATCGTCCTCGGAGACATCCGGAGGCTCGTCTACGACCTCAGCGCCCACGGCTTCATGATCACGGGCGTCACGATGGACACCTGGCAGTCTGTCGATGCGCTCCAGCAGCTCAAGGCGAAGGGCTACCGTGCGGAGCACCTGTCCGTGGACACGCGGATGGATCCGTACAACAACCTGAAGGACGCCTTCTACGAGGACCGCATCCTCGTCTACGACTACCGCCCTCTGTTCAAGGAGCTTCAGCAGTTGGAGCGTGACGCGAACAAGAACAAGGTCGATCACCCTCCCAAGGGATCAAAGGACGTGAGCGATGCGCTCGCGGGCTGCCTGTTCGCGTTGAAGGAGAAAAACTCCCGCCAGCCTCTACCGATGGTGAAGGGGCTGACGTACTCTGCCGACTCGTGGATGGTCGAGCAGGAGCAGCACTCTTTGGCGAGCCAGGCGGGCGCCGGGAGGGACCGGTACTTCCCGGCGTTGGCCGGGTCCGGGGGAATGCCCGGAGGGATGCTGCCTCCGTTCCTCGGAGGTGGTAGAGGCGGTTCGGACGACGGAGGGTGGAACCCGCCCGGCTTGTGAGACCACATGGTCCCTTGGAGGACGCGAGCGATGCGAAAGAACCACTCCCTCTCCAACATGATCGAGGACCTTCGGATCCTCATGCTCGAACCCCCGTGGTTGGACTTCACCCGGCTTGTCCGCGTCGTCGACTCGGTGGCGGAAAGCCCGGAACTGGAGCGCCTGACCAACGATGAGCTGCGCGCCTTCAAGGGCTTCCGCATCACGCTGCACCGTGCTGCGGCGATGGAGGCCGACATGATGGTGAAGCACGTCTACGCTCACTGGATTGGGCAGAACGGGATGGTGGCTCAGGCCATCCGGAAGCTGCCCATCGCCTCCGAGGCGTTCGGGGCCTTCGAGCGCCTCACGATGGGTCCCTACGTCTCCGCGAGCGAGCCTGGGGTCATTCTGTGACCACTGCGAGGGTGCGGGGAGAGCTGGCGCGTGCGTTCGGACTGCCTCTGAAGGAGGGGCCGGTCTCGACGGGCGTGGTGCTCACCACACCTTCGACTGTGCAGAAGGAACTGGCCATCCACGCGGCCAAGGCGTGCCCCTTCCGGAATGTGCAACGCGACCTCGGAGCCGTAGTCGCTCGTGAGATCGCCAACGAAATGCAGGCGGCCAACCTCCGCCCTGCCGACTACGCCGACATCGTGGAGATCTCGACCATCGCCCAAGAGCGTCTGGTCGCGCAGTTGCTCAAGGACCCGACCGAGTTCGTACGATCGGTCGCAGAACACCTTCGGATGCGTGGATGACGAAGGGATAGGCACGGACGATGGGTTTCATCTCGAATGTCGTGAACCGGATCCGTTCCGCATGGACGCGGGACAAGGAGCAGGTTCCCCTTCAGCTCGCCAAGGGAGCCATGGCGGCGGGCTTTCCGACGTCTGGCTACGATCTTCTTCAGGCGTACGGCTACGACATCCTCGGGGACTACCTGCGCCTGGAGCAGGATCTTCTGTCTCGCTTCGTCGACTACGAAGAGATGGATGACTACCCCGAGATCAACGCAGCCATCGACATCTTCGCGGACGACGCAACGCAGCCCGACACGCAGATCAACCGAACTGTCTGGGTGACTTCCCCGGACAAGAACATCGAGCAGATCGGGAACCGCCTCTTCCAGAAGCAGCTCCGCATGGACGAGGAGATCTGGGAGATCGCTCGCACCGTCGTGAAGTACGGCAACGACTACGAGGAGCTGCTCGTCACGGGCGAAGGTGTCGTGGGCCTAAACTTCATGCCGCCCCCGACCGTTCGCCGCATCGAAGGTCCGCGTGGAGAGCTGTTTGGCTTCGTGCAGGACTTCCAAGGTCGCTTCGGGTACTCGCCCGAGGAGTTCAAGCACATCCTCGCGAAGCGCACCGCCGCGCTCCAAGGCGTGGGCCCGGCTCCGGGCTCGAACCTCTCAGGTATGGACGACTCGGTCGCCGCGCTCGAAGACTGGGAGGTGGTTCACTTCCGCCTTCGCGGGAAGCACCGGCGCTCGGTCTACGGTTACTCGGTGCTCGACGGGGCCCGCTGGATCTTCAAGCGCCTCCTCCTCCTGGAGGACTCGGCTCTCATCTACCGGTTGCAACGCGCACCGGAGCGGTTCGCGTTCTACATCGACGTCGGTGACCTTCCCCCCGCGGAAGCGCTTGCCTACGTGAACCGCGTTCGGCAGCAGTACAAGAAGAAGAAGTTCGTCAACCCTTCGACGGGCAACCTCGACCTGAAGTTCGACTCGCTTGCGCAGGACGAAGACATCTTCCTCCCGATGCGCCAAGGCCAAGAGGGCACACGCGTGGACGTGCTTGCCGGGCCTGTGTGGCAACACATGGAGGACATCGAGTACTTCCAGAACAAGCTCTTCAGCTCGCTCAAGATCCCGAAGGCGTACCTTGCGCAAGACGAGAACACGGCGCGCGCCGTTCTCTCGTCAGAAGACGTTCGGTTCGCTCGCACGGTGCTTCGCATCCAGCGGGAGCTTCAGAACGGTCTGAGGAAGATCTTCCGCGTACATCTCGCGGCTCTCGGGTACGATCCGCACAAGCTGGACTACGAGGTCCACATGACCGTCCCGTCGAGCATCTTCGAGCTGGCTCAGCTCGAAGTCCGGAACGCACGCGCGGACCTGGCTGGGCGGCTTGGCGATTTCTTCCCGCTCTATTGGATCTACAAGACGGTCTTCAATTGCTCGGACGAGGAGATCGAAGACCTCACCAAGAAACGCGAGGAGCAGGTCAAGAACGATGCGGTGTGGGCAGCCAAGGCGGAGGCTGAGGCTCAGAAGGCGGCTGCACCACCAGCACCTCCCGCCGCCCCTGGGGGAGCACCTGCTCCGGGAGCCCCTCCGCAAATGCAGCAGCTCGCCAACGCCCGGACCAACATCAACAGATCTCGCTTCCTTCGCTCCGGCGCAAAGGGTATCTCCGAGCGCGAACTAATGGCTGGGTACCGTCCTTCGGACAGCGCCCGGCTGGAGGACAAGCTCAACACCCTCTTGAAGCGCGATCGAGCCCTGGCGGCTTCCCTGGGTCAGCTTCAAGATCTCATCCACGGTCTTTCTCGATCTCAGCGTCGCTGAATCGATCCCTCTGTTGACACCCCTAGAACCTCGAAGGTAGTTTGGAGGCGACCTGTGACAGCCCCTCGATTCATCCCCGTCCAAGAGATCAGGAAGCTTTCCGAAGGAAGCTTCGAGCACACGATCTCGAAGATCGAGCGCGCCGTGCAGGAGTCCAGCGAGCGCATCTTCGGGAAGAAGATCGGAGCCCGCGTCGTCGGTACGTTCCCCGAGAACGCTCTGGCCCTCTCCGAAGACGGAGACGTGGCACGCGTCTTCTGGGCCGTGTCGAAGGACGGCTCGGTCAAGATCGTGAAGACCGAGTCCGTGAAGATCGCGTCCTACAGCCCCGAGAACGTCGAGGACTTCGCCCGGAAGCAAATCCGGAAGGCGGTCGCGGCTTGGGAATCCGGGCGCAAGGACGAAGCCGAGCGCCTGATCTCCGAGGTCGCCCCCTACGTCGATGAGCGGCCGCTGCTCTCCGACGCCAAGGTCGTCGAGGCTCTCACGGTCGAGTTCAAGGCTGCTCGCCCCTGGAGGCAGATCCTCAAGGCCAACCGCCAGCGCTTCGAGTCCGCCGTCGGGGAGCCCGCGATGATGAAGATCGCCGCGGAGTCTTCCGGGCCGAAGTACACGGTCATCTACAACGGTTCCATGGAAGAGGCGGAGCGCGCGGGGTACCTCGATCTCGTCCACTCCGACTTTTCCTACCTCACTTCCCGAGTAACCTCTCTGAGGGATCTCTCTCGCACTTGCTACGAGGGCCTGAGATCTGTGGTAAGGTCCGAAGACCTGAAGGCGGACGAGACGATCTCCACCTTCATCACCTTCACCGAAGATCTGGTCTCCGATCTGAGCAGGCTGCAAAAGATCGTGAGTGACGCCCCCAAGACCCTCACCAAGATCGAATCCCTCGGCCGGTTGTACGACACGATCAACGAGGGACTGCCGGACTACGAGCTGGCAGGCAAGTTCGTCGAGACCATGTCCAAGCAGCTCCAGGACGCCGCGAAGGCCAAGTAGGAGAAACCATGAACGCTCTCAGGAACCCCGTCGTGATCTCCTCCCTGGAAGAGGATCTGAAGAAGATCGGTCTCACGGGTCTCGTTCGTGAGCAGGACGACTCTGCGGAGGAGCCTGCCCCCGAGGTCGGTGCCGACGGCGGGAATCCGATGGAAGGTGAAGGCGAGGACGAGCCGAAGGACGCCCAGACCGAAGCCGACGACGGCGAAGAGGGCGACGACAAGGAGAAGGAGCCGATGGAGGCGAAGAGCCTGGTGAAGAACCAAGCTGCGCGCTTCCTCCGCGCCTACGCTCCCGTCACCCCGAAGCCGGTCGGTGCTCGCGTCGAGAACAAGACCGGCAAGAAGGGCAAGTCCGTCACGGAGTCGCGCACCGCGCCGAAGGGTCCCGCGAAGCCGTTCAAGAAGCCGATCAAGGAGTCGCGCAGCCAGCGTCTCCACCGCCTCTCCGAAGGCAAGATCTTCGAGAGCGCCAAGCGGCCGGTGAAGACGGGAGTTTCCAAGATCGACTCCCTCCTCGAAGAGGTCGGAGCGCTCGTCGGGGACATCAACCGGTCCAAGAAGGTCGAGAAGATCGAAGGCTTCGCGAACATCGCGGTCATCGCCGAGATGCTTCAGCGCCGCTTCCGCATGATCGGGATGGCCCTCTCCGAGGGCAACATCTACCGCGTCGCGGACCAGATGAAGAAGCTCTCCGAGCAGGCCGGCGACATGGCGATCGGCATGGACGGGGGCGAGGAGCCGAAGGTCGGCGAGCAGGACGAGCCCCCGCCGGGAGAGCCGAAGGACGCGATGGCGGCCGAGGCCGACGGCGACGACGCGCAGGTCGACGCGCTCTTCAAGAAGTTCATGGCGAAGCTGCTCGACGCGCTCCAGCTCTACAACGACGTCACGGGCAAGTCCGAGCAGGACGAAGTCCCGGGTGACGAAGAGGAGCCGGGCGCCGAGGACGGCATGCCGCCCGAGGACGAGGCCACCGCGATCGAGCAGGACGACGTTCCGGGCGACGAAGAAGAGCCTCCGGCCGACGACTCCGAGGAGCCGACCGACGAGCAGGACGAGACCGAGCCCGACGGCGACGAGCCGGAGCAGGGTGAGGAGGAGCCCGAGGAGGAGCCCACGACCGAGGAGGAGGAGACCCCCTACGGTCAGCCCGACGAAGAGGGCGACGAGACGACGGCGGATACCGCGACCGAGCAGGTCCGGAAGATCCTCGGTCTCGGCGAAGCTCGCAAGGCCCGCGTCGAGAACGCTCGTGCTCGGCGCGTCGAGGGAAAAGGCAAGCCGGCCCCCGGTCTGAAGGAGCGGATGGGCAGCAAGAAGAAGAAGGCGAAGAAGAAGTGACCGAAGCCTGGCGAGCGCGCCGCACGGCGTACTCATCAGGGCGACGGGAAACGTTCGGGTACACCAAGAAAGAGATCACACCGTTCGCGAGGAAAGTCAGGAAGCGCAGGTCGGAGCTGTTCAAGCCGGATGCCTCCCTGAAGTTCACGCCCTACCAAAGCAACTTCCGCTGGCGAGTTCACTGAGATGACGAAAGCGCACATGATCGAAGATCGAGGCCCGAAGCCGGGTCAGCGCCTTCTCACGGATTCGCTTCCGTTGAAGTTGCAGCTCGTCGAGGACGACACCGGAGGCAAGGTCGTCGTTCGAGGGGAGTTTGCCAGGGCGGGCCTCGCGACGGAGAACAAGCGGGTCTATCCGCGCACGCTCTGGGAGCGTGAGATCTCGAAGCTCGACCGCGCGATGCAGGAGCGTCGCATGTTCGGTGAGCTGGATCACCCCAACGACGGACGCACGCAGCTCACGAGGGTCTCTCACTTGGTCACGGGCATGAACGTGACCGAGCAGGGGATCGTCCTGGGCGAGGCTGAGGTTCTCGACACCGCGCGCGGTCGGGACCTGCGGGCCATGCTGAACGCCGGCTGCAAGGTCGGCGTCAGCTCGCGTGGCTACGGATCGACGCGCACGAACGACAAGGGCGAAGAAGTGGTCCAGGAGGACTACACCCTCGTCACGTTCGACTTCGTGGCAGAACCCGCGGACAGCACCGCGTACCCCGACGTGTTCAGCGAGAACAAGGAGACGACCGGCATGGGCACCGAAGCTCAGAAGCAGGAAGACCAGGCGAAGGCGAAGGCTTTCGCTGCGAAGGTGGAGCAGGAGGCTCAGGCTGGTGGTGTGGGTCGTTCGGACCTCACGACGCAGTTCGAGAACGACATCCTGTCGCGGCTCGGGAAGCTGAACGCCGAAGCGCGTGCGGCCATCCGCAGCCAGCTCATGGCGGATCCTTCCGTCGGTGCGGCGAAGGAGGCGGTCGAGGGCATCAAGGCTCTCCTCCGGCCTTTCCTCCTCCCCGAGGACGTCGAGGCGGTCGTCAAGCAGAAGGACGAGGAGATCTCGCGTCTGCACACGGCGCTCAAGGAGCGCGACCTGCGCATCAAGACGCAGGAGGAGCAGATCTCCTCGCTCGGCTCGATGGCGCGCCAGGCCGGGTACAAGTTCTACCTGGAGCGCCGGCTCGCGGGGAACCCGGACAAGGTCCTCATCGTGAAGACGCTGGGCGACCTCACGCAGTTCGAGAGCGCCGAGACCTTCAAGTCGAAGGTCGAGGGCATCGTCGCCGACTTCGAGAAGCGTCGCGTCGAGCAGGCTGCCGAGGCGGCCGTCACGCAGCGCAAGGCCGAAGAGCAGCGCAAGGCTCTCGCGGCCGAGAGCGCGCGCTCGAAGCAGGTGGAGAACTCGCTCCAAGAGCAGGTCTCCAAGCTCACCACGGCCCTGGAGAAGAGCCTGGAGGCCAACAAGGCTCTGGGCATCCAGCTCTACACCGAGCGCCGGCTCGCCACGCACCCGCGGGGCAAGGAGCTGACGCAGCTCGTGGAGGGCCGCAAGCCGAAGTCTCAGCAGGAGGTCGAACGCCTCATCGAGGAGAACGCCCTTCCGCCGGAGAACCGCGATGCCGATGAGCTGGAGGCGGTGCGCTCTCGCGTGAGGAACGCGACGCGTGGCGCCAAGGGCTCGACTCCGAGCATCGAGGAGGAGACTCGCCCGCGTGGCCCGCGCGTGGAGGAGAACTACAACGGGCTCGGCATCGACCTCACCACCCTCAAGCAACTCTCTGGGATCAACGGTTCGCCTGCTGGCGGCCAGCGTTCCCTCTCTCGTCGGTGAGACGGGGAAAACTTCGCGCCCACAGCGCAACAGCAAGGCCACCTGAAGGAGACATGAAGATGGGAACCGAAGCTCGGCAGATTCTCAACGAGGACGCCAGGCGCACCGCGGCGGACAAGAGCTACGTGGGCGCGCTGGTTCGCAAGTGGAGGGACTTCCTGGAGGGCATGCCCGACAGGACCGACCACGATCGGTACGTTTTGGGCGTCACGGCCGTTCTCATGGAGAACGAGTCGCAGTACCTCCAGGGCCTCAACGAGGAGACGCGGACGGTCAACGTCGGCTCCTTCACGAAGTTCATCTTCCCGGTCCTGCGCCGGGTCTTCCCGAACCTCATCGCGAACGAGATCGTCTCCGTTCAGCCGATGACGGCTCCGGTCGGGGCGGTCTTCTTCCTCGACTACATCTACGGGACGACCAAGGGCCCGACCTCGGCGGGCAACGTCTTCCCCCGGGACTTCGACCGCAACTACTCGTCGGAGTTCATCAACGGTGAGCCCCTCGCGACTGGCGACGGCGTGAACTTCGGCGGCGCCGGTGCCGCGCTCGGGGCGACCCTCGCGTTCAACCCGGTGCGCCCGCTCGACTCGTCGCGCGGCTTCTCCGTGGTCATCCGCGAGATCAACGCCGCCACGGGT